CTTACTCATCGCTTCTAAAAATTGTTTTAAAGTTTTTGGCACTATCCTCACCCCTTGACCCAGTCTTTTGCGGCATTAAAGTTTGCTCTACTAAATTCCATTCTATCTACTAACTTAACAGCACCACCACTTTTGATTGCAACATAACCTTCAGGACTTGTAACCTTGAAACCATTATCAGTTTTTAAAAATGTTCCTATACTTTGTACACTTCTAAGTTTATCCATAAGAATAAGTTTTGCTTTCTGAAGTGATAGATAGGTCGCCAAGGCAAAATATAAACCTTCACTATTACCTTTGATAAATTTCAGACCTTGCGTTTGAATATCTTTATATTTTCTTTTTGAATCATCTCTCTTTACTCCGTCTATTTCTTGTTGTATTCTGTCTCTATAAAATACAGCAAACTGACCAGCAAGTTTCTTAACAGTTCCTAAACCAGTACCTGATCTAATATATGAATTGATGTATGCCTTCAACTGTACGCCAACTGATAAAATTCCACTATCAGTAGATAGTCTATCCATAAAGATAGAACCTTTACCAGTAGAACCCATCGCCATTTTTAATACATTATCGAATTGTGATAGTTCGTTTGATGAAAACTTTGCTGAAGAAGCGTCTCGATAACTAGCGTCATCAAAAAATACTTTTCTACTTTTTTTAAGTCCTGATACACTAGCACCAAAACTAGCACTTAAAGACTTGAAAGATTTACCTGTGTATGTTGTGTGAAATATTATGCCCATATTGGCATTTGCAATACGACTTGCTAAGGGAGTACCTGTAGGTACAGCATATGTTATAGTATTAGGTGTGAATACGATATTCTTTTCACCATCAATATTTGCTGTCTTTAGTTCTCCAGAGGTGAATAGTAAATCACCTTGTAAGATACCTTTGATACCTAACTTGGATAACTCCCTTAGACAGATTTCTAATTTATTTGCTACTGCACCAGAATGATTTTTTCTGATATCAGCAACCGTGTAATTTACTTTAGGAGTTTTGTTGAATACGGATTTTGTGCCTACAAAGAAGCGACCATTATCAGGATTACGACCACAGACTATCGCCGGTGCTCCATCCCATTTAACAGTTAAACTAGTTCTTCCCGAACCACCTTGAAACATCCGTCTTATGGACTTTAGAAAATTTATAGCGTTTAACGCTCCACGGCTACCATTATTAATAATTTCATCTTCTAAATGTTCTAAGTGTGTATTCTTTGCCTCTTCGAGGTAGTGTATAAACCCTTGCATTCCTTCGCCTTCTCCATTAATATAATATAGTCAATGTGTTAATTACAACACTTACATTCACAAGCAGAGTCCTGACACATATCAGGACACTGGTGTCCACAATCTTCACAATATTTGTTTTCTGTTGACATAATAGTATTTATAAGTTAACTTACCTTAATATAAAAAGTAGATATATCAGTATTAGACATAGCATATCTGATTACTGATGTAGCAAATTCGTGCAATTTAGTAGACTGACCGTCTGCATTTATCGTCTCTAACATTAATAAACACATATATTTACCAAAGTAAAATGCAGGTCCAGATTTTCCGCCTTTAGGATTACGATAATTACTTGCTCTTTTTTTAAATTCACTTTTACTCAATACTGTTTGTTCCTCTGTATTATATTGAAAATTAAGAAATCTCTTATATAATCCATAAAATTTATTTAACGCACCACTATTATATTTTATCTCACTCCACTCACTTTTTACCACACTATACCCTATTGATTTTTTAAAAATATCTTCAGTATAGAAATTGACATTTCCACCACCAATTTTACCCATAGCGGCAGCGGCACCTTTCATTTCTCCTTGCCAAGACTTTATCGTTTGTGTTGCTCGTAATTGCATAATACCATCAGAAAAATGTAAGTACATATCTGCTGAATTAAAAAAATCTCCGGTTTGACCAAATTGATAGCCTAAATATCTAACTTTCTTATTATGTTTTCTTTTAGGTAAATTAAACGGTGTTATCTTTGCTGTACTACCTTCTACTTTCTTTAACGAAATACCTAATGTTGTAGTCTTTTGAGAAAAAACTGACTCTCTTAAAGTAGTCCACTCTACAGGAACTATTCCTTTCTTAGACACAAATGGTTCTTTAGTGAGAGGATCAAGTGTACTCATCCATATATCACCTGGATTCCATTTATCGTCTGAAAAACTACCAGGTGCTATTGTTGCTGTATTATCAGTTTTTGCAACTTTCTTATCATGGTCAAATGCCTGTTTTTTATTATTATAGACAGCATTCATAAAAGGGGAACCTCTGTGAAAGTAAACTGTCTTACCTTTAAATTTTGCACCATAGTCTGATTTGTAAATCGCATTAGCAGTTTTTATAAAAATTTCTTTTTCAAACCAATCTTCAGGACAATTATTGAAACAATCTTTTGCAGTTATTTTTTTTGTTTTATCATAAGTGAAACAATATGTACCTTGTTTTGTAAGGTCTTTAAGACTTGTATTTGCATTAGTAAGTGTAGATAGTGGTGAATTATAAAGTAAAGACAAATAATAGCATTGTAGAGATTCGGTCCAAGTAGTATCCTGGGCTCCTCCTCCTGATCCTTTACCTCCGCCAAAATCCTCGTCTTTGAAAAACTGTGTTATAGGTTTTGAACCCGTAGGTTTTTTAGCAGTTTTACTAGTGGCATATGATAACACAAATTGAGTACCTTGTTGTTGAAAAGATACACCATAAACTATGTTTGTATTATTTTTAGCTCCTACGATAAAAGGTTTTTTATCTTTTATCTTTGAGCGTACTATGTCTTGATAGTTTAGACCCTTGTAAGGACCACCACTTGCCTTCTTTTTATCTCTAACATCTGCTAATTTTAGTGCTGCCATACTGCTATTTATATAACATTATAGCGTAATTGTCAAGACTTTATTTTGCCTAGTGTAAGAAAGTCAACAATGCCACCGTTAGGTTCCCATTGTTTATGTTTGTTTTGATGGTTGGTTACAGAGTCTGTATCTTCTTTAAAGAAGTTTTCGACTATGATAGAACCAGTAGGTCTCTCAATACATTGATATACTATTGATTCACCTTTCTTAACCATTATAGTCTCATAAGATAACTTTACAGTTCCTCTAGGTGGTCGTCTTTCTTTTCTTTGTCTAGGCATTTTTATTCTTTACAGCTTTCATTAACTTGTTTCTATTCTTTTCACCAAGGGCTTTCACCTTTTCATTCCACTCTTCCATTTCTTTGTCTTTTTTCTTTTTGTTTTTCTTTGCCATGCTTTTTCCTTTGCGAAATATAGAGTCATAGTTTGCTACAAACTCTTTTGTTGGTAAATGTATGCCATCTTTGGTCATTATATTTTAAAGTCTGAAAACTTATTAAGTCTTTCAGCAGTTTCTGAATTATCAAATACAGATTTCTCTGGTTCGTTTTGTTGATTGGCGTCTACCATATCATCTTGAGCAGACTGTTCAACATCATAAACTCTCATCTTTGATCTATCAACACCTAACATAAACTTACGATTGATAGTAGGGTCATTATATCTATTCTTTAATTGTTTTACAAGAAACTGACCTTTCTTTTCTAGTTCTTCAGTAGATATCAAAGCGAACATGAAGTCTGCTGTTGCCGGTAGACCGAAACTCTCGGAAGTATCTTCAAGACCAATGTCAGTAGACCCAAAACCTGTTCTCGTAGTTTGTGTTGCCGAGAAGATAGGAAGGTCAAATTCGACTGCCAGACCCCTAAGTTCTTCAGCGATAGACTTGACTATGGTGTATGAGTTTGCTTGCGATCCTGCCTTCAACCGTGACGATACAGCAAGGTTTAAATAGTCAATATAGATAACATCTGGTTTAAAATCCTTCTTCATAGCAAGTTCGTTGAGTAGTATCTTCATATGACCAGCGTGAGCAGAAGCAGTAGGAAATTCTTTGACTATTAATTTACCGGTAGTCTTTTCTTCTAGATGTTTGATCTTATCTTGATACATCATTTTTGGTAGTTCAGGTAGATCACTCATAGCAACATTCAAAAGATTAGAGTCTATTCTTTCGGCAATTCTCT